AAGTCAGTTGCGCTACTCATTATGTTGCTGCCGTTTCTAGCCACTACTGTGTCGGTAAAATTACCAACCGTAATCAGGACTCTTTGTCCTATGGCCGGTGACGCAGGAAGCGTAATGGTCTGTGTAGCCGCACTTACATAAACGTGCGTGTTGACCGTAGCCGTGAGTGACGTAGCTGTAACGACAGACGTAATGCCAACTGAAATCGGCTCTGAAGCTATCTTAGCCGCTGTTACTGCATCTGAAGCTATCTTGGCCGCTGTTACTGCATCTGAAGCTATCTTGGCCGCTGTTACATTATTATCAACGATAGAAGCTGTTACTACTGCATCAGAAGCTAGTTGGTCTGCACCCACAGCATCATTAGCGATCTTGGCCGCTGTTACTAAAGCATCTGTAAGAACGTCTGTTGTTACTCTTGTTAAGGCCATGCTTATAACTCCGGTCGAGTATTAGGGAATGAGTCTGTGGACGGCCAGTTACGCAATGCTTGACGGTACGCTAAAACAGCTGCTGCATTAGGGTAATCAGAAACGGTAGCAGCTACGTCAGTACGGGCTAGTTCTGAATCACGCCATGTACGCGCTTTCTGTTCTGGAGTTATTAAATCTTCTAATCTTATTAAAGCCATTACACTACCCTCACATAGTTTTGTCCGCCAAGGGTGGCAGTGCTTGAAACACCATTGGCAGGTTTGTATTCCCAAACTTTGTCATTTTGTTGTCCGACCATAAAAAGGCTTGTATCACCACCCCCTTTTGAAACAATGCCCATCGGTATACTATCTTGAGAGCTTACGCTAAAAACTACGCTCTGATATACTCCTGAAGAGTTGTACTTATATACAGAATCAGTTCCATAATCAGTTACCCAAAACGATGTTCCGTCCCAAGTGATGCCTGATGGCAGAGTTGCTTGTTCAGCTACGCTAAAAGCTACGCTCTGATATACTCCTGAAGAGTTGTACTTATACACGTTGTAGCTTCCTGAGTTTTCAACCACATAGTAATATGTTCCATCCCATGCAATACCTTGTCCTGCAGTTGTTTGTGCAGTTAGATCATAGTAGCCTGAGTACGTGCCTGAGCTGTTGTACGTGATTATATACTGCGCAGCAAGTATTCTAAAAACAGTGCCATCCCACACAACGTCTTTTACGTCTGCCCCAACTTGGTTTACGAGAAAAGATACATTTTGATATACACCTGCCGCATTATATTTATTTAAATCTTGCCCAGTTCGTCCCAACACCCAGAAATAGGTTCCATCCCACGCAATACCAGAAGGATTAATTTCTTGAGCAGCTACGCTAAAATTTATTCCTGCCGGTTGATATGACGTTTGTGCAAGAGGATAAGTCGATGTGTTTGTCTCAATAACACCACCCTTTAGATACACTCGACCATCTGCTAAAGTAACAATATTAGCATTATTATTTAAACTTACCACTTCGTTAATTTGTGAAGATGAACCACCACCGCCTAATGTAATTGCCATCTATAACTCCTTCCATCCGATTGTTGAATCAACGTACACCAAGGTCGAACCTGCATCTGTAGCCAGTTCACCATCGTCTGCTGTTGAATTAATATTTGAACCGTTGCGAGCTACAGTTACTGTGCCTGCCCCAGCGTTTTTAATAAATACTACGTTGCCTGCTGTGGGGCTTGCAGGTAGCGTAATAGTTCGTGCGCTTGCAGAGTTTACAATTAACTGGTCTCGCGTGACTGCTGTGTAGTCTGCTGTTTTAATAAGGAAGTCATTAAACGCTCCACCTACCCCCGCAGCTAATTTTGCAGATGTAATAGAGCTATCAGCTATCTTAGCCGTTGTTATTGCATCATCTACAATAGAATCTGTTACTACAGCACTTGCTGCTAACTGATCCGCGCCAACAGCATCGTCAGCTATTTTAGCCGCCGTTACCGCGTCATCCGCTATCTTTGCCGTTGTTACTGCATCGTCCACAATCTTCGCTGTAGTCACAGTGTTGTCTGATGGAGTACCTATGTCAGACACAGAAATAGCAGCTACCATAATCTCAATGGCTGCTCCGTTTGCAGGAGCTTCAGAGAAAGTTACAACAGCCGGTGTTGCGGCTGATACTGTATAGGTTGACTTGTTTTGGTAAACGCCGTCAACATAGACCAACGTGTTGTTTTCGGCTGCTGCACCAGATAGCGTAAAGGTTACGTCACTACCATCGCCGGTAAAAGTATTAAGCAGTAGATCAGCAGCGCCGCCGCCTATCTCACCCCACTCAGTAGTATAGCCTTCAAACTCTCCGGTTGTGCTGTTGTATCTAAACTGACCCGCTGAAGCCGTAGGACGCTGTGCTGTAGTACCAACAGGGACTTTTAAAGCTCCTGTAGTGCCTATTGTAGTAGTAATTGCTGTAGCGTGATTACCCATATAATCATGCGAGCTACACTGATAATATAAAATATTAGGAGTATCAGATGTAACAGCTATTGTAGTATGAGCACCAGCGCTTCCGGGAGTTCCTGAAGTTGTTACATTAGTTGTGTACGCTGAAGTCTTAGCTGCGTCATAGTAAAGACGTAATGGATGGCCGCTGTTTGAAGCAGCAGATTGATCAAACTTGTAGTAATAGCCACTAGAGCTTGTAATATTATCTACGCCTAATAAAGATAATGCTGGAGACTCTATAGCATTTAAAAAGTATGCACTGCTAGAACCGTCACCGTTGTAAGGATGCGCTGAAGTTTTTGGAGCTACCGTAACGTCAAAAACTATAGGGCTTGTAGCACTACCATAATCTTTTGATACGACAGAACCAGTAACTTGAGAGTCTACATAGGCTTTAACAGACTGTTGAGTAGGTACAAGCGTTGCACTGTTAGAGGACATAGTATCTTCATCTACAAATGCAGTTATATTAATTGAGCCGTCATTAAGACTTCCGAAGGTTAAGTCTGTAATAGTTGTAGCAGCAATAGTACCGCCTTCTACTTTATCACCAGAAATCTGGTTGTCTGCAAGTGTAAGAGTGCCTCCTGAGACATCTAAAATAATGCCAGAGCCTACAGTAATATTAGTACCGTCTATAGTACCACCATTAATATCTGGGTTTGTAAGCGTCTTGTTAGTAAAAGTCTCACTGCCTGCAAGAGTAGCTACTGTACTATCAATTGAAAAAGTTACTATGTTACCAGCACCAGATGTGTCAATACCTGTACCGCCTGTAAAAGTCATTGACTCGCTATCTAGGTCAATGCTTAAAGCGCCTCCTAAGTCTGCAGAAAAGTCAAAGTCTTGAGCAGTTATTTGAGCATCTACGTAAGATTTAATACTTTGTTGTGTTGCTAATGCCGTATCGCTATTTGTTACTAAATTATCTTCATCTAAAATTACAGTGACAGTAGATCCGGACGCGAGAGTGAGGCTATCAATGCTTGCTGTACCGTCAATAAACAAGTTTTTAAATTGCAAGCTTCCTGTACCAAGATCAATGTCATTAGTAGTAACAGGAACAATACTTCCATCTTGCACACGCACTTGCTCTGTAGCAACTCCTCCAACTTCAACGTATACTCCCCATCTATTATTTACACTATCTACTTCAATTTTATTAAGAAAATCTAAATCGCCAATTTTAAAAATATTACCGCCCTGCCCAGCGGTTCCATCATGCCTATGGCCAGTAACAGTTGCGTTAGTAGATGAGTAAAATAAAGTATTTTCTAGTTGATTATATTCATTATTAAATAATGATGCTGTAATAGTATCGCCATCGGCAAAAGTACTTTGTCTAGTGTAGCCCTGTGCCATTTATTTATCTCCTTCCTGATGGGCTGTAATCTACGTACATGCCATTAACTGTATAAGACGCATTAGTATCGTTGCTTTTAACAATAAAACTTACTGTGTTTCCGCTTCCTTGAACTGCTTTTCTCACTAAAGGATCAGTAGGAGCACCAAAAACACTTGTCCCAAAACGACCTGTTCCTAAAATACTAGGTAAAGGTATTTGATCAAACAAATAATCTAAAGGTTGTGCTACTGTAGGATCTTCATAATCAAATCTAATACGTAAAGAAGGTTGCACTTCTCCTTCAGGACTAATAGAAAGCTTTACATAATAAACTGTTTTTCTTGTTCCTGCATCACCAAAATCTAAACTAGGAGTTTGATAAGCTGCATTAATCTTTGATTCTACACCTGCGGTATTAAAAGAAAAACCTTTGTCATGATTATAAATATAACCGTCAGCATCTCCGTGAAAAGTTTTTTCTATTCCTTGTGCAGTAAAAGCGGAAGAAATAGACGTAGGTTTTATGCCTAGCGTTTCAGCATATTGAAACCCATTTGTAGTTAAAGTTGCTATAATGCCTTTAGCCGAAGAATCTGCTGTAGCATTAACGCCGGTAGGTACTGAATAAAATAAACGATATTGTGATTTTGATCTTATTACTGTGCTAGTAACTCTTAAAATATCAATATTATTTGTTATGTTTTCTAGGATGCTTCGGATTGGCCTACTAACCGAACCTAGCTCTACGTCACCAATACGTGCGGTTCCTGCTATTGTTCTTAAACCATCTGGACTAAGGAACAACAAGTCACCACCAATTTCTTGGATACTATACCCGCTTATGCAGCCTACGTTTTCAGTAATAGGATCTATACGAATATTTGCAGTATCGTTAATATTTATTAACTTGTGCAGACTATTTTGAGCGAATACAATTAAGTCTTGTCGAAACCCTTTGATCCCTTGTATTTGATCAGATATTGTTACTGCGCCTGCTCCCGAACCTGTAAAGTTATCTGGATCGTTATATACACTGTAATAAACAGTGCTTAAGTTATTTTCTACGCCTGCCGCTATTAAATGATGATCGTGTATTGTAATATATTTAACAGCGTTAGTGCCGTCTACAGTAATTTCGTTCGCAAAAAATGTACGGGTTGTAATATCTCCAGTACCTTCTATTCTAAAAGAATACAGTTTATTAGCGCCGTCTGCAATAATTAACTCGCCATATTTAAACGTAGATCCTTCAAAAAGTACAAAGCTAGCTTGACCTTGATTGGTTCGTGTAGCTACTGCTCTCCCTGTAAAGGTTGCATAGTCATCACCACCCACAGCAACGGCAGCTCTATTAATTTGTAACCAACTTTGACCATCAATAGAAAAGTAAATGTTTTCGCCTACGCAAACAACAACACCATCTGCATAAGGATAAACACCTTGTACTAT